TCCAGCAGATGCAGGATGAGCAGATCAGCGTGCTCGGCCACGTGTTCTGGTGGGGCATGTACGCCCGCTGACCCCGGCTTGCATACACAAACCCGCTTCGGCGGGTTTTTTTTAGTCTGCAGAAAAGCCCTACGCACCGCGTAGCGCATGGACTTCATGCATTTCAGCAAAATCGAATGCATAAATGGTTGAATAAATGCATTGACTGCATATGCATCAATGCATAACCTGTGTCTCAAGCCGGGCAGCAACCGGTTGTTACACAGGCAGCGATGAACAGGCCTCAACTGTTCAGAGGGTTGGCAACTGGCCCGGGTGTGCAGCGTAAAGCACCACGAACAGTTATCCGGCGGGCAGGCGGCCGCGGTCGGAGTCATCAATTTGAAGCGTAACCGCACGGCGTCACCAGTCGTGGCCGGCGGTTGAACCGCGCATTACTGCAAGGCCTGGCGAGCCGGGCCTTGTGGAATGCCGAGTTATTGCACAACACGCACCGTCGGCATGTCGCCGGCGGGCATCACACAGGAGACAGGACAGTGACGAACGAGCAACAGGCGTTGCTGGAAATGCCGCTCTGGCTGGTGATCGTCCTGGCATTGCTGGGCGGTCTGTCTGGCGAGATGTGGCGCGCAGACAAGGAGGGCGCCCGCGGCTGGGGCCTGTTCAGGCGACTGCTGCTGCGCTCCGGGGCCTGTATGGTCTGCGGCGTATCGACCGTGATGCTGCTGTATGCCAGCGGGCTGTCGATCTGGAGCGCCGCAGCCTTTGGTTGCCTGACCGCCATGGCGGGCGCCGACGTGGCCATCGGGCTTTACGAGCGCTGGGCTGCGAAGCGGCTGGGTGTGGCACAGGGCGTGCCGCCCCTGGCATCGGATGCGCCACTGCAGCGCGACCTGCGTGAGCGCGACCAGGAGCAATGATCATCGCAACACTATCGAAAGCCGCTTGCAGCGGCTTTTTCATGTCCGGAGAAACCTATGTCTGATAACACCCGCTTGTACGAGAATGCCGGCAACGTCGGCCTAACCCTGGCCCAGGGGCCGCGCGACGCGGTGATCTACGGCTCTGCCACGTCGGTCAGGCTGAGCAGGAATTTTGTTGCGATGGGCGGTTTTCGCTTTCGCGGCCAATACACACGGGGCATGGTTCCGACCTTCGCGATGGCTGACAAGGTCGCCAGCGTGGCGCCAGCCGGTCTCGGTGCCGAACGCAGCAACTGCAAAGAGAGCTGGTACGCCGCCTTTGCCTGTGCCAATGAAGGTGACGCCAGTGCCGTGGTGAAAACCATGCCGTTCCTGCGCGTGGGCAGTATCAGCGGCAACGTGATCACGCTGAACAAGGCCGGCGAGGGTACCCACGATATCGCTGAAAAAAGCTACGACTGGATGGCCGACAACAATCTTGCCGGTGTGCAGTGCCTGGTCATCAGTGAGGGCGGGCAGTGGTCCGGCCGGGTAGCGACCGTCGTCGCTAACACTGCAACCACCCTTACGCTCGACAACATAGGGGCGCTGTCCTTCGGCGCATTTTTGTTGCCCGCGCCCCCCGGGTTCGCACATTTCTGCTACCTGGCGTCGTTCTATCTGGACACCCATGAGGTGCGCAACATCTACGACACCGGCACCGAGGTGGTGTCCAGAGGCATTTACCTGCTACGACCCGAAACGCCCGGTGCAAGTCCAGGCCCTGTCGGCACCTTGATGGACTGCTCCGGGTATATCGCACCCTTGGCTACCGGCGTTCGAATGGACTCCAGGTGCGTCATGAGCACCTCTGCCACCGGTGACTACGCCGAGTACTTCTCGCCCGACAGCGGAAACCACGATGTACGTACCAACTACGACCTGAAGGACAACAGCGGCTCGCGCAGCTTCGTGTTCGGTGGCGTATCGCTGGCGTTCCTGTACCCGCAGACCTTCAACTTCAAGAATGCCGGCACGCTGGCAGCCAAGCGCTCCGAGGGTCGGATTGCGCCGACCGGCTGGTTCGAGCCGTAGTCGCCGCAGTGAACGCAACGCCTGCTGCAACCGCAGTGGGCGGCTTGCCGAAGAAGACACGAAAGGAGGGCTTGTGAACGAACTCAAGCTATTGAGCCAGGCCATTACCGCAACATTCCAGGCGGGTGTACCTGATTTCGCGACGGTTGAAGCGTTCAGCGCAGTCAACGAGCACACTCCGCAACCGGCACTGTGTCACACCATCACCGCTATGGAGGCAAGCGTTGACCCCGGCGATGGACGCTTGTGCATCCTGGCGCGTTTCGAGGCACGCATCCTGGTGGATGCACAGCAGCAACACGCCGCCCTGCAAGCCGCCACATTGGCGGCGAAATCAACGCTTGTGCTGCACAAGCAGTTCTGGGGCGTGGATTTCGTCGCGGCGACCCTCAATGTGAAGGCGCAGACGGCCATACCTGCCGAAGTACCCGGCACCCTGGAATGGCGGGTGCAATGGCAGCAGCCCGTTTACCTTGGCGACCTGCAGTGGCCCTGGCCAGACCAGCCACCCGGTTCGCTGCTGTTCGCCTTCAGCCCCGACACAGGACCCGCGCACAAGGACAGCTACCAGGCACCGGAGGACATGGCATGAGTTACGCCAGCTCCATGCATGACCGCATGCTGGCGGCGCTGGTCATTCCATGTCGGGTGGTCGGCATCGACCTGGCAGCAGCGCGGGTACGGGTCTCCGATGGCGCCGGCTGGACCAGCGCCTGGGTGCGCTGGCACAGCCACGCGGCAGGCAAGGCCCGCCACTGGCGTGCGCCGAGCCTGAACGAGCAGGGCGCACTGCTCAGCCCCAGCGGTGAGCCGGCGCAGGGTACCTTCGTACCGGGCCTGTACGGCAATGCCGGCGCGCCACCCGACAACCGCGAGCACGTCGAGGTATGGCGCTTCGATGACGGTGGTTCGCTGGTCTACGACTGGCAGGCCCGCAGCTACAGCATCGAGCTGCCCGGTGGAACCTTCAGCCTAAAGGTGGCCGGCAGCTCGCTGCTGGTCAGCGACTACGCAATCACCCTGAACGCCGCCAACATTGCCCTGACCGGTGAGGTGAGCATCAACGGTGGCCTGCGTGTGACCGGTGACATCCTGGGGGCCGGCAAGATCATCGACACCGGCGGCAACACCGCCAATCACAAGCACTGAACCCCGCCCGCCGACGCGGGCTTTTTTATGCCTGGAGACAACATGGCTAGTGAATGCATTCAGGCCAGGGAGGTACCGCGATGATCGGCATGAGCCGCCACGGCGGGCAGACGCTGTCCGGCATCGGGCACCTGCGCCAGTCCATCGAAGACATCCTCACCACCCCGCTGGGCAGCCGGCGCATGCGCCCCGACTACGGCAGCAAGCTGCGCCGTTTCGTCGACCTGCCAGTCAACGAGGGCTGGAAGAGTGCGGTGCAGGCCGAGGTCGCCCGCGCCCTGACCCGCTGGGAACCACGCCTGAAATTGCAGCGGGTGCGCGTGGTGGCGGTAGTGGGCGGGCAGATCAGCCTGCAGCTGAGCGGGCAGTACCTGGGCGACAGCCAACTGCTGGAGATAACGGCATGAGCAACGTGGAACTGTCGGCGCTGCCCGCGCCGCAGGTGCTGGAAGATCTCGACTTCGAGGACATCTTCCAGGATGACCTGGCGGCCTTTCGGTCGCACATGGGCGAGAACTGGGACGCGCTGCTGGAAAGCGACCCGGTAACCAAACTGCTGGAGGTGGGCGCGTACCGCAAGCTGCTCAATCGGGCGCGGGTCAACGATGCCGCCAAGGCGCTGCTGCTGGCCTATGCCCAGGGCAGCGACCTGGACCAGCTGGCAGCCAACGTGCAGCTCAAGCGGCTGGTGGTACAGGCCGAAGACGCGAACAGTGTGCCACCGACCCTCGAAGTGCTTGAGGAAGACGATGCACTGCGCGAGCGGGTGCAACTGGTGTACGAGGGCCTGACCACCGCCGGCCCGCGCAACAGCTACATCCTGCATGCACGCAATGCCTCGGGGCAGGTGGCCGATGCCTCTGCAGAAAGCCCGTCACCGGCAGTGGTGGAGGTGACGGTGCTGAGCCTGGAGGAGGACGGCATCGCCAGTGCGCAGTTGCTGGCCGAAGTGGCCGCCTACCTCAACGACGACGATGTACGCCCGGTGGCGGACCGCCTGGAAGTGCGCAGTGCCGAGGTGATTCCTTATCGCATCGATGCCGTGCTCTACATGGCCGGGACGGGGCCGGAGAACGAAGCGACCCTGGCCGAGTGCCAGCGGCGCCTGCAGGCCTGGGTCAACCCTCGGCGACGCCTGGGCGTGGAGGTCTCGCGCTCGGCCATCGATGCGCAACTGCACATCGCCGGTGTGAGCCGGGTGGAGCTGCGCAACTGGACCGACATCCGCCCGAGCAAGGCGCAGGCGGCCTGGTGCACCGGGTTCGAACTGACGCGGGGGGGCTGACATGCACAGCCTCCTGCCGCTCAACAGCACGCCGCTGGAACGGGCCGTCGAGGCGGCCTCCAACGAAGACCTCAAGGTCACCCTGCGCACCCTGTACAACCCCGATACCTGCCCGGCGAACCTGTTGTACCAGCTGGCCTGGGCCTGGTCGGTGGACCGTTGGGACGACACCTGGCCCGAGGCGATCAAGCGCTCGGTGATTCGCTCCTCGTTCTACGTGCATGCCCACAAGGGCACGATCGGCGCATTGCGCCGCGTGGTGGAGCCGTTTGGCTATTTGATCGAAGTGATCGAGTGGTTCAAGGCCACGCCCCCGGCGGTGCCCGGCACGTTCGCGCTGAAGATCGGCGTGTCCGAGGCGGGGATCAGCGAACAGACGTACCAGGAACTGACCTGGCTGATCGACGACGCCAGGCCCGTCAGCCGACACCTGAGTGGCCTGGTCATCAGCCTGGAAACCGCTGGGTCGCTTTACCTCGGCGCCGCGCTGCAAGACGGCGACGAACTTGACATCTACCCGCCTGCGCCGGCCGACCTCATGGTCATGGGGGCCATCGGGCGTGGTGGGCGAGAACACACCATTGACTATCTGGACATTTACTAATGGTTGATCAGAACTCCCAGTTCTACGCGATCCTGACCAAGGTGGGGGCCGCGAAACAGGCCAATGCGGATGCCCTGGGCATTCCTTGGAAAATCACACACATGGCCGTCGGTGACGCCAGTCCGGCGGGGCTGGACAACCCGCCGCTGCCAACGCCCGACGCGAGCTGGACCAGCCTGCTCAACGAGTGGCGGCGGGCGCCGCTGAACCAGCTCAAGGTCGACGAAAAGGACAGTGCGGTCATCGTCGCCGAGCAGGTGATTCCTGCCGAGATTGGCGGGCGCTGGATTCGCGAGGTGGGGCTGTACGACGCCGACGGCGACCTGGTGGCGGTGGCCAACTGTGCGCCTACCTACAAGCCGTTGCTCAACCAGGGCTCGGGCCGTACCCAGGTGGTGCGCATGAACC